TTTAAGTTATCGAATGCTAAAATCGGATTGCTTCCAGCTATTTGATGTACCATAAAGTATTCTTTGAGTGCATGTCTTAATCCTGTCATAATTTTTCAATTTCTAGTTTAACATTTTTATAATAATTTGTATTTTTTAATTTTAAAATTTCATTTATTGCAACTAAAGCACAAAGTTTTCTCTGTTCAAAATCTATTGTAAAATCAACACACATTTGATTAATTAAATAATTAGCATATTGCTTTGATGTTTGTTTCATATATTATCTTTTTGTGGAATCATAATCCAAATTTTGCCAGTACATTTCACATTTACCATCTTCAATAGGGGATTCAATAAAGTATGATTGCATAATTGATTCCTTTGCTGTAAACCTTTTGCAGTTTTCTTTTATCGGACAACCTTCTCCTTTGCATTTTGTAATATCCATTATTCTTTTTTAAAAGTTAATAATAAATCTACTGTTCTTTCAGCTCCATCATATTTAGATTTAGCGTGTAACATCTCACCATTTACATTCTTGTTTTTATCAGAGTATGTTGCTACAAATTCAGCAAAGTTAATCATCTGCTCCTTCTCCATTGCTTTGGCTTGTTGAAAAAGTTTCTCAGTTTTATCCCATTGTTCTTCTGTTATATCTGTAAACAACATATTTAACTGAAATCCTAACCATTCTACTGCTGTTTCCATTGTTCCGTTTTTTTATATTTTTCGTTGTAGTAAAATTCTCCGTACTTCATTGTGCTGGTAACTATTTCTCCATTTTCAATTCTTAAACTTGGACTGTTGCACCACATATATCCTTCTCTAAAAAAGTCACACATCTGCTCTTTCTCCATTTCTTTGGCTTGTTCAAGCAATCCATTAAATATTTGAGATGTTTGGATATTTTGAAATGGAATAGTATTGTCTATTTGTTCCCATAACCATTCTACTGCTGTTTGTTTCATGTGTTTAAATTAGGTTTTAATGCTGTGTTTAAATTAGGTTTTAATATATTTTTCCGTTAATAATTTTAAGATTATAAAAAGTATAATTGCCTGTTTTAATTTCAAGTTCGCAATAGGCAAAGCCAGTATTCCATTTGTTTATTGGCATATAATAAGGAGTTTTACCACACAAACAACCAACGGAGTGAACGCTGAATACATCCCCATACATTGAAGCTTCGGTATTACTTGATGTCTTATGGTAATGGCCAACAACCACATTCTCTAAAGTTTTTAAAAACGTTCCCCTTGCTGGATTAACTCCACCACTTCCACCGAATAATTCATGTCCATGTAATACAGTTAATTTTCCGATACGAATAGGTCTTTTTTCTTTTACTATCTCTATTTTTAATTCACCTAATTTTAATCTACTTTCTAATTTAAACTCAGGATCATCAAAAATCTCAGGTGCTTTTAAAAATAACCATTTCTCCCAACGTTCATCGTGATTACCTAACTTAAAAACTATCTTAGCTTTTGGAAAGTGTTCACGTAGCGAACTTAAAAATATACGTGCAGCTTCAAATTCTTGATGAACTTGTCTTTGTCGCCAGTCTTTCTCATGTCTCGATATACCAGCAAAGTCTAAAACATCCCCATTGATTAAAATACAATTTACTTTTTTTTCTTTACCATAATTAATAGCTTTTTGAATTGAGTCGTTATCCTGGTAAGGTATATGTAAATCCGATATGATTAAAGTTCTTGACTGACTAATCTCGTATGGCTCAAAAGTTTCAGCATAGGATTCAGGCATTACAAACTCAATATCTTGATCTAAGAACTCCCTACTTGCTAATTGTGATTTAGTTTTTTCTCCTTTTTTACCACGATAATATCTTAAACAACTTCTAACAGCTTCAATATCAGTAAACTGTTTATTGTTATCTTTATAGATTTTTTTAGCCAAGGTTAAGGATGGAAGATTTGGGAACTTAATCAGATACGATTTAATTATATTACTTACCATTGTATTTTTCATTATTTTTTTATTTTAAGTTTATATTCTTTTGCTAAATTAATTAATTCATCTTTGGTAAATTTATAAGTTCTTGACGAATCTGCCATATCTTCAAGTTCTTCAACTCTTTTTACTCCTATTCTTTTAATCAAACCTTTGCGATACTCAATAAGATTACCAGCTAATTGTAGGTTGCAATAACTACATTGCTTATGCACATTATCTTCGTTAAATATTAGTTTAGTATAAATTTCAGCTTTTAAATAATGCCCAGCATCCCACTTAGCATCGGACTTATTACAGCTAATACAAGGTAGGTCTTTATCTCTTTGTCTAATATATATCTGAAAGCTTACACGTGCTAAATTTCGCAACTGGATTAAACTTTGGCTATCTACTTTCATTTGCTTAACTCTCTTATTCACTTCCTTTTCTGAGTTAAATTCCATTGAGCAGATAGCCGAACAAACAACTTGCAAGGTATTGAAAGGCTTATACATTTCTCCGCATTGCTTACATTGCTTTAGTTTAATTTTCATATTACAAACTATTAAGATAAGTTCTACATTCTTTTATTCTCGCATACATTGATTCGATTACCTGGTTATCTTTTTTAATATGAAATTCCTTTATTCTTTTTGCTATCGGAATATTACTATAACTGTGGTTACGTTCAATCTCTTCTACAGCTAATAAGTATTCAGGGTTCTCACTATCAATCATTCCCATCTTCCAACTTAATCTTCTTTTTTCATCTTCTACTAATTGGGTAGGGGTATCAATTAATACATAAGCTAAACAAGCATCATTCAATCCTGTTAATTCCATATAAGCTTGTAACTGATAAAAGTAACCTTTAGTCGGTATTTCGGTTTCAAAGTGTGGAAACGTATAAATGTCCCAGCTGCTTTTAATATCAATTACGTTATCCGATACGATGTCAGGAGTTCCACTTAAAAAGTCATTGGTATACCATTGTTCGTTCTTAGTATAGAACCCTCCTTTAAAAACTGAATAGGTACTAATAGCAATATCCTCAACTTCAAGCCCTTTCTCTACGTACTTATTTGTAAATTCTTTACGTATACCATAAGTTTTTTCGATAAACAAATTCTTTAAATACGATTTACAGGTCTCACCCATTTCGTTTTTGGCCCGGCCATTAGTCATGATTTGACCAATAGCCGATGCTCTGAATTTTAAATCGTTAAACATTGATTAAAGCTAGTTTAAGAACGTTAGATTGTGGACCGCTAATAGTATAGTTTTCCATTGCTTCCTTTACTTTATCGGACTTACCTTCTTGAATAGCAGTAATCATTTTCTTTAAAGTTTCGGGAGTTAGCATTGGTTTGCTTTCTTGCTTAGGTTTAACACTTGCATCGTTCCCATCATCATCAGTTGATTCTAAAGCTAATAACGAACTAATATTATATCTTCTAAAGTAAGTAACTGCAGAACCAAGTTGTTGTGGATTTAAACCGCTAGGTAAACTTATCGAACTGCTAACGGACTCACCTGTTTCTGAACAAGTAATAACAGTTGTAACTAGATCATGATTAATTGGCTGTAAGATGATTAAACCAAGTTCTGATAGTAATGGCTTAACTTCTGCTAAGATGTCGTTTAAAGTAGTGTATGAGCTTTTAAAGTGTGGATTCTTACCATCCTTTTTAATAGCGTTTACTTTAGACTGAAATTGTAATAACTTTGAATTGAGATTTGGGGTTTTCATGATTTCTTTTATTTAAGGTTAAGTATTTTTAAAACATCACTTTTTTTAAATCGAATAGTTCTTGAAGTTAATTTATAAGATTTCAGTATTCCAGAATTTGTCCAATTATATAATGTTCCTGATGTAATTCTAAAAATTTTTATAACTTCTTTTGCTTTTAAAAAAATTAATTCTTCACTATTTAAATCGATTTTTGTCATAATATTATTTTAAAACGGGGTGTTGTTTGAATCGTATACGGTTTTTCCGTTTCCGATGTAACTAGCTTTTACTTTGGCAGCTCGTTCTTCTTTGGTTTGTCCAGTTGTAATGGATGCATCTTGTCCATATTGGTTAGGTTGGTCGTTTAGGATAATACTAATGTCATAGTATTCTGCTCCATTCTTACCTGGTTTGATTCTTGACTTGTCTAGTTTAGTTAAGTCGATTGATGCTGCGATGATTTTGCTCATGATTTATTTGTTTTTATTGGTTTATATTTTTTGTTCTAAAATGTCAAGTAAGTAGTTTAATTTTTCCTCATCGGTAAAGTCATTTTCTTTAGCAATAAGCTCCACGTATCGGATTGCTTCATCTTTAAAAATGTAACGATGTTCAGGGTAATTAATATCTAATACTAATAATTCATTAGGATACCAGTCCTCAGTTAGCCAGCATTGGTTATAACTTCCACTAGTATAGTCTTCAGGGTCTAAGTCGTACATCATATCTTAAAATTGAATTTGTTAAACGTAAATAATTATTTGTTTCGATTCTCATTTGCATTTCAAGTCCGCAAGTAATTTGTCCTGCAGCTGCTTGTTCTAATATCAAACTTTCTAGCTTGAATATTTTTTCATAAGATTCTGCTATTTCTTTTTTCATATAAATTTTTTAATGTTTTGTTGTATAAATAGTTCCATTACTTTTACTTGTTCAAAGTACCTTGACCTTTTGCCAGTTGAATTTCTTGGTAGGTTATCAATATGTAATTTAAGGCGATCATTAAACATTTGTAGTCGGTTAAGTTGTTCAATATCAAGTTCGATATACATCATTGATTTACTGCTAAATGGTTCATTTGTCGGCATATCGAATAGCTAAGAAACGTTCATAAAGTTCTTTGTTAAATGTGCCATTCTTTTGCCACCAATTAACAGCATGACAGTAACGGGCCATGCACCATACTTGATTAAAGTTCGTGTTTCTCATCTAGTATAGTTTTTAAAGTATCATGATAAGCAGCCATGTATTCAGCTTCTGAGCAGTCATGTATATAATCTGCATAATAAGCTCGAGATATCGGACATAAACTAATTGAGGGAGTTGCTCCAATTTCTACCATTACACACTTATCTTCGCTAAAGATTTTGTAATAAAAAATTAAAGACTTTCTAAACTTAGGAAATTGTATGTCTACAACCTCAATAAATTCTTTTGTTGATTTGATTTCGATTTTCATGATTTGTTTTTTTTAGGGGTTAAAAGTCGTGAGTTGGATATACTTCAATTATTTGTTCTCCTGTACTATCATCAATATAGTAAGTGTATTCGCCTATTGTTATGTAAACAACGTTAGCTGAGCGGACATCTATATTCATATTGCAGTAATGTTAAAGGTTTGAATTGTTTTAACTTTGTTCATCATTACAACGTAAGCGTAAAGCCTACAATCTTCAATGGTTTCCCATTTGGTAAATTTTGTGAAAGCAATACATTTATCGCTATCCAGGAAGTCAACTTTAAATTTTTTCATGATTTCTTTTTGTTTTAAGTTATTAATATACAGCAAAAATAAAGTTTATTTTTAATATCTGCAAAATAATTTAATGTTTATTTTTACTTTTATTGCTAACTATTTGATTATCAAAGCAATTATTTTTTGCTCTACGTTTATATTTAGATCCTTTTTCTATAAATTTTGTTTTACCAATTATTATATATTTAATTTGATTAGTTTTAATTTTATAGTAAATGGCTTGGTGGCTTACTGAATGTAAGGTTGCGAACTCGCTAACTGATAAAAGATTATTCATATTGCAAAAGTACAAAATAATATTGATAGTTGCAAAATAAATTTAATATAATTACATTTGTCAATCAAAACAACAATCGATAAACACTTCGCGGACTATTATTCTTATTATAAAAGAATATGTAAAAAGTATTATAATGGTAGGTACCTGGCCGAAGATATGTTACACGAACTTTACTTTAAACTATTAGCAGAAAAACCTGAAAGCATAGATAAATATAATAAAGATGGCAAACTTTATATTCTCGGACTATATAGGCTAAGAGACTTATTCAGAAACCGAACTCGAACACTCCAGCATATTGACGGTAACACTTCAAGCCTACACGAAATGTCAAATTATGAGATAAGAGACTTTGCAGAAGAACCAATAGAGTTACTGCCAATAGATGAAATAAACATTGAACGAATAAAAAATTGTATATTTGATGGGTTACTTAACCAGGATCACGATATAGAAGTTTTTGTAATGGCTCAAATCGAACCATTATATAGAATGGAACAAAGAACTAAAATTAATCGTAGCAGCTTAAAGAAAGCCTACGAGAATGCAAGGATTAAACTTAAAAACCAATTAAAATGAAAGCAGAAAACTTAAACCACATTAAAGAAAATGTTGAACTATTTAGAATGTTTGTAAATAACAACGAGCATCTTCAAAACTCAATGGATGTTTTACAGCCAGTAATTGAAGTTTACAACTTAGAATTTCCTGAACAAGCTATCGGACTATCGAACTGCAAGGAATGTTTATTAGACATGTTACGTTGGGCCATCGGACTAACTAAAGAAGAAGTTAAAAAGAAAAAAAATGAAATATAATTATATTACTTATACAACTTTACCTCCAACGTTTGACTGTTATACAAGTAGTCTTATCGGAACATTCTATATAATACTAAACTAATGCAAGACGAATACGAATCAATAAACTTTTGGAATGGCAAAGACTAAAGAACTAACAACTAAAAAAACATTTGGTAAACGAAAGGTCGGTAAGGCCAAGAAATCAATTTGTAAACGAGATAGGAAAACTAAACCAAACAAAGGTCAAGGATAAACTCTTATCGGACTAAACTATGCCTAAAAAATATATAGACACACCTGAAGAACTTTGGACCATGTTTCAAGAATATCTAAACTCACTCGAGGTTTTAGAAATGGAAGTACCTCATGTTAAATTAGGCACAGTCAAAATTCACACACAAGAACCTCCAACTATGGAAGGCTTCAAATATTTTGGTTCTAACTACTTTGAAATCAAAGGCAAAGACAACGTTACAATTAAACACTATATTGATAATTCTAATAATTCTTATGATGACTATTGTACAATCGTTACACGCATAAAGGACTATATTTATAAACATAACTTTAGTCGAGCAGCTGTCGGAATATATAAAGAAAGTTTAATTGCCAAACAATTAGGATTAAGTGAGAAAATTACACAAACAGTATTCACTGAACAACCATTATTCCCTGATAGACGAATCCCAAAATTAGATGTTTCTACAAACAATAATGACTAATTAAAAATAGTTATGTTTCTAAGAACAACTGCTATAGACAAGATACTTGAATTAACTAAATTTGTCAAAGGCATTCAAGGGGGTACAAGTGCTGGTAAAACATTTGGGATTCTTCCGATACTTATTGACGATGCTGCAGAATATCCTTTAACCGAAACAAGTGTTGTTGCTGAATCTATTCCACATTTAAAACGTGGTGCAATTAAAGACTTTAAAAAGATAATGGTAGAAACCAAACGTTGGCAAGATGATAGGTGGAATGGAACTGACTTTAAATATACATTTGCTAATCAATCAGTAATTGAGTTCTTTAGTGCGGATAGTGATTCTAAACTAAGGGGTGCAAGGAGGGATTACTTATACATGAATGAGTGCAATAATATGACTTTGCATAGTTATACTGAATTAGCAGCTCGAACTAAAAAAGGTATTTATTTAGATTGGAATCCTGTTAACGAGTTTTGGTTTCACAAAGAATTAAAGGGTGATCACGATGTCGACTTTTTAACTATCAATTATTTAGATAACGAAGCTTGTCCTGAATCGGCATTGAACTTTATATTAAAAGCTAAAGAGAAAGCTAAAACAAGTAAACATTGGGAGAATTGGTATAAGGTTTATGGCTTAGGGCAAATCGGTACGTTACAAGGTACGGTATTTGAGAATTGGTCCATTGCTCCTTCCATTCCTAAGGATGCTGAATTGATTGCTTATTCTTTAGACTGGGGTTACTCAAATGATCCAACTGCATTGGTAGCTTGTTATAAATCAGGGCAACAATATTACTTCGATGAGTTGATATATCAAACTAAACTAACTAACAGCGATATTATTGACAAACTAATTAAACTCGGAGTATCGGAATATTCTGACATCATAGCGGATAGTGCAGAACCTAAGTCTATTGAAGATTTAAGGCGAAGGGGATTCTCAGTTAGTCCAGCAAAGAAAGGGCCGGATAGTATTCGAGCTTCAATATCTTTATTGCAAGAAATTCACTTTAAGGTAACTGAGAATAGCACGAACTTAATTAAGGAATTAAGAAACTATTGTTGGGATGTTGATAGGGATGGAAACAAAATGCAAAACCCTGTTGATGACAATAACCATGCTATTGATGCAATTAGATATTTGGCAATGAATAAGTTAAGTTCGTTATCGGACTGGATGGACTTTGAATAATAAATATAAATCCTAACCAATGGTTCGGAAAACAAAAGTAAAATTTTAAACGTTATATATATATGATTCCAACAAATGTAAACAATTTAACTATCAAGGAGTTTATTGAATACGAAAACATTAGAACTTCTAGTTTAGAAAACATTGATAAGATTATTCAGATAGCTTCGAGCTTCACAAACGTTTCGGTATCGGAATATGAGAATATGTCTTTTAACGAACTTGAAAAAGTAAAGCATAAAGTATTACTACTTATTAATTCAACACCCAACACAAGGCTTAAAAATACGTTTTGGCACGATGGGGTAAGATACAAAGCTTGTAAAGATGAAAGGGATTTTAAAACAAATCAATACACTGCGTTAAAGCAATATGAAACCGATGTAATTAATAACTTGCATAAAATCTTAGCATTGATATATGTTAAATGTCCTGTATTCAGTAAGTATAAATTTAACTCCGATAACGTTGAAGAAATAGGCGATGTTATTTATAATTATGGAAAGGTGGGTGATGTCTATGGCACACTTTTTTTTTACTCCAACAGGTCCGAAAAATTGAAAGCGGATTTGTTGAACTCTTTGGAGGAAGTGAACAGGGAGATAGCGATACACATGGAGGAAGTGAACAAGGAGTTAAAAGCTTCAGGCGTGAATATGGATGGTATTTTATAATTGATTCGATTACTGGCGGTGATCCTTTTAAAGAAGATGAACTAATGGAGTGGTCGATTGCAAGGTTTTTAAATCGGATTCAATATATGAAGCATAAAGCAGAAAGTGAACAATTTGCACAAAGTATAAATGAATGAAGTTGAAAAAATATTAGAAGCATTTGGTACTAAGGTAGTTGAAGATTTACGTAAAAGTTTATCGGAGAAACTACAGGCAAGGGCAGCAAGTTATAAAAGTAAATATCCTGGCGGTTCATCTAATCCTGGTGATAGTGCTTTAAGTGCTTCCATTAAATACTTAATAGTTGATTCATCTGAGGGCATTAAGTTAAACGTTTACTTGAATGATTATTGGGAAGCTGTAGATAGTGGAAGAAAACCAGCTGGAGTTAGTCAAGATGCGAGAATAGATAAATGGATTAAATCTAGAAACTTAATACCAGGATTTCAAAAGAGTAATTTAGAAGATAGGATTGATACTCAAAATAGATTAAATAAAACTAATCGTAAAACAAAAGTATTAAAGAAAATGAAGTTTGCCGATGCTGTAAAAGCAATGGACTTTTTAGTAAGGAGAAAATTAAAGGATAAAGGTTATCAAGGTAATCAATTTTTTAGCTCAGTATTAGATGATGGCAGACAACAACAATTAACTAAAGATATAGCAGCAGCTATGAAAAAAGATATAGAAATAATAATTAAGACTAATAGATATGGCGATAACAATTCTTAGTAAACCAACTGATGCATTATATTACGGTTATGTACCTTGCTACAATAATCAATGGTTCGTGGCTTCAAGTTCTCAAACAGCTTCAGCTAACTTTAAATACTACATTGTAGTAACTGATTTATTAAGTGGTTATAGTGTTACTGAAAAGTTTTTACCTAATCCTAGCGGCAAGCTTCAATTCGATGCTTCAAAGTTTAGCGAACTATTGATGACTAATTACATTCCTGTTAATCAATATGGGTTTCAACAAAATACAAGTATTCGTAAGATAAGAGTTAACATAGGTGAGATTTACGGTTCTACTTTACCAGGAACTATTTATTCAGGAACTGACATAGATTATAATGTTTGGAATGGTAGTTTAGAATTATTAACGTTTTCACAATACAATAGTAAAAATTACACTTGGGATTTAAACACAAATCCTAATCTTAATTATCCTAATTTATTATCGGACTTAGCAGATGACTATACTTTTAATAATAGAAGTAATTTTTTATATTGGATGGTTCTTGAAGGACAAACTGATTTACCTAAAATATATTTAAGAACTTATAATGCTGCTGGAACTGTTTTAAATACTTATACGATAACAAATAGCTATAATGCTTTAACTTCACCTAGTGTAGGTTATTATCGAAATAACATGGTTTGTATTGATGTTGGTAAAAAGGGAATAGATGGAATTAATGCAAGTTACTTAGTAGGTGTTGAGTATTACGATATAATGGCTGAGGTTGCTGCAGAATTAGCTCCATTTAAAATTAAAAGATATACAATAAAATGCAGTCCTCGATTTGATGTTTATACATTACACTACTTATCGAATACAGGTGCTTATGAAACTTTGCATTGTAGCAAGGTATCTGAATTAAATTCTACAAAGACTAGCACAACTTTTAAGCGTTCACCTTGGACTAATGTAAGCAATGTAATGACTTTAGATTATTCAGTAGCTGTAGAACAACCAACTATTGTTAATGTACAAAATGGATTAAAGTTAAATAGCGACTGGATTACAAAAGCAGAATTAATAAAGTATAAAGATTTGTTTAGTTCACCTGATGTTAAATTAGATTTGGGAACTGCTCAAGGTTATGCTTCGGTAAAAGTAACTAATGGAACTTATGTATCCAAGAATAACGACAAGCTAAAGAACTTAACTTTTGATTTATTATTTACTCACAATAACCAAAGACAAAAAGGATAATGAACGATATAAAGATTTTATTATATACACAAGATGTACCAGCGGTTGAATACGATGTAAGTTATATTGATGAGATACCTATTAGCTTTAACTTTTTAATATCGGACATAAGAAATCCTGATAAAAAGAATGCAAGTTTTTCAAAGACAATAACATTCCCTGGAACTAAAGACATTAATAAATTCTTTGAGTTAATTTGGAAGTCTAACATTAGTTTAAATTATTTCAATCCTAATAAGAAATGCGACATATATTATTATGTTAATTCGGTTCTACAATTTAAAGGTGATTTACAACTAATCAAAATTAACGTTGATGATTCAAGCGGTGAAGTGGTTTACGAATGTAGCTGTAAGGGTACGATTGGAAATGTATTTACAAAGATAGCAGACAAGTTATTATCGAATCCTGAAGACACATCATTTACTAACTGTTTAAATTTTAGTACTTATAATCACAATCTAACTTTCTCAAACGTAACTAATAGCTGGGCCACATCAATACAAGTAGCTGGTTCGCCTGTTTCATTTGCTTTAGGTAATGGTTATGTTTATCCTTTGATAGATTATGGAAATCAAGTAATGCCAAGTTCAGGTAATACACTTCCAGTTGCTGAAAGGGATTTTGAGATTAAATACTTTAGACCAGCAATATATAAAAAAACAATTTTAGATAAGATATTCTCAGATGCTGGTTATACTTATACATCAACGTTTTTTAATTCAACATTTTACAAAAGTCAAATAATTCCAACAAGTGGGGATAAGTTTGAGAAAACAGCTCAGCAATTAATAGACAATCAGTTTTATGTAGGCAGAACAAGTGATTTTACTGTTGGCCCTTATAATGCTTCATTTGTTCCAGCTTCAAGTTTGTGGAATCAATTCACACCAACAACAAATACTATTTTATTTAACGCTACATCTTCGCCTTATAATAACGCTGCTGGTAAATACAATTCTGCTAATGGTAAATTCACAACTACTTATGCTGCTTTTAAATATGTAAATTATAATATTGAAGCGGTTATAAATTTAGATTTAGATGTATTATATACAGGTGCGGGTTCTCCAACTTATGTATCATTTGTAGGTAATAATAGAAAAATATTTTATAATATAAAAGTTAATAATGTTGTTGTTGCTTATGAAGAATTTGTATTTAATCCATTTGTTGCTTTTGATCCTAATGCTTTTTATCCTTTAAGTATCGGAAATATAGAAAGGAAAATATCTTTACCAGCATTTGCTTTATATGGCGGATTAGATGTTAAAGTTGATATTGGATGGAATTTAGAATTTGCTTTTTTTGATGTAGGGCCATTGTATAATCCTATTGCTGCAAGTTCAGCTCAAGTAAGGGCAAGAGTTAAAAGTGCAAAAACATTTTTCTCAGGTAACTATGTAAATACAAATATTGACGAAGATGATTTAGTTGATTTAAACAAAGTCTTACCGATTAATATTAAACAAATAGACTGGTTAATGTCGGAGTTTAAACTGCATAATCTTTACATGGTGCAAGACAAAACAAATGAATATAATTATTTTATTGAAGATAGGGAGAACTTTTATAGTGGCTCAATAGATTGGTCTGATAAAAGAGATTATTCTATGAAGCGTGAAGTTTTGCCAATAGGAGAATTAGATTTTTTAAAATATGAATTAGAGTATAAAGAAGATTCAGATTATTGGAATGATAAGTATCAAAAGGATTATAAAGAAAGTTTCGGTAAACATATTGAATATGTCGATAATGATTTTATTACTCAAACAAAAGATGTAAGTGTAATTTATTCGGGAACTCCATTAAAAGGCAACTATAAAAATGGTTTAGTCATACCTACTATTTATAAAGTAGAAGCTGGCGCAGTTAGTCCAATACAATCAAATATACGCTCTCTTTATTATGGTGGATTGATTTCTTTGAGCTATGGAAGTTGGAATCTATGGAGGTCAAATGGTAATACAGTAACAACTTATTCCACTTATCCTTTTGCTGGGGATTGCGATAATCCTTACAACCCTACTTTAACATTAAATTGGGACACACCTCACGAAGTTTATTATACTTATCCTCAGGCAACTTATACTAATAACAATTTATACAATAGGTTTTATTCTAAAATGATAAATCAGTTAACGGATAAGAACTCAAAGATTGAACGAAGGTATTATAATTTAACAGCTTACGATATTAAGAACTTTGATTTTAGAAATGTAGTTTGGGATGATGGGTATTACATAGTTAATGCGATAAAGGATTACAACTTTATGAAGCCACAATCTACAATGGTTGAACTATTAAAGTTAACTGACTATGCGGTTTTTATACCTGATAATGATATTGATTTTAAAGATGGGGATGGGGATGGTCAAGGTTTAGCACAAATGCAAAATTTAAGTTCTGCAAGTGGCAGTAATATTAATTTAGGTTATAATAGTAATATAGTAGGTGGCGATAATAACTTTGTAGCTTCAGGAGCAAATAGCGTTACTCTAACGAACTCAAACAATGTAGTAGTAGAATCTTCAGTAAGTAATTTTACAGGCATTAATTTATCAAGTACAAGCACAATAACAAGTGGTGGGATTAACTTATCGGATGCCATTACAATAGATAATTCAAGTGGTAGTTATTTAGCAAAAGTTAACGCTAGTCAAATAGTAAGTAAGTCAATAACCATAACAGCTGATTATACTATTGATGGAACTTGTACTTTCTTTTATGTAAATGCTACAGATGGTAATATAAAGATAACTATTGATGCGGCTTTATTTATTGATTATGAGTTTACATTCTTTAGAACTGATTTAAGTGCAAATACTGTTAAGTTATACGGGGTGGCATCGGAAACATTAAATGGAGCAGCTTTACCACAAACAATAATCACAGGTCAATATTCAACAATTAAAATTAAATCAAACGCAACTAACATCTTTATAATATAATTATGGCACAGGAAAAAATAGGATTTGACATAACAGTCAATGGAGTAGAAAGAACAATAACATCTTTTAAAGATTTAAAAAAAGCAACAAAAGATTTAAGAGATGAACAACTTGTTATGTCAGCAAAGTTTGGTGATACTTCTGAACAAGCAAAAAAAGCTGGTCAAAAATTAGCAGAGTTAAAAGATAAAGTTGAGGACTTAAATGATTCGACTAAAAGTTTAAAAGGTAGTGGAGTTGAAAAACTAACATCTTCATTTAGATTATTAGGTGAGGGTTTGGGAACTTTTGATTTTGATAAAATTAAATTAGGGTTTAAAGGAGTAGGTGCTGCAATG